AACAGCGTCAACCTATGGCACCGCTGGAGGCTTAAATGGTGGTTCTGCTACTGTTGCCGGTGTACAAGGTCAAGTGCTGACAGCGGGCGCAATCCTGACTGAGTCTGGTGTGCCTAATGACGGTAACAGAGCCTTGGTTCTTGATCCATTGTCACAAGTATCCGCAGCGGTTCCAATGACCAGTCTGTTTAACCCAAGCGCAAAAATTAGCCGAATCTTTGAGAAAGGCCAATTTGCAGCGTCTACCTTGGGCTTTGACTGGGCGGCTGATGCTAACATCAATGCATTCACCCCAATGGCGGCAGGTTCTTTGACTGCTATCAGTTCGGCTCCTGCATCCGGTGCAACTACTTTGGCGGTTACTACTACTGCTGGCACTATCCCACGCGGCACTATTATCAGTATCGCTGGCGTGTTTGCTATCAATCCACAATCACGCCAATCAACAGGTAGGCCAATGCAATTCGTTGTAACGGCTGACACTGTTGTGACCACTTCCGGCACATTGCCAATCTATCCGGCTTACATCCCTAGCGGTCAGTTTGCAACCTGTACAGGTACACCAGCAGGTACGGCAGCAATCACTGTTCATACAGGTGCTGTCGGTGCTGGCCCATATAGTCAAAACTTGGCATATCACAAGGATGCATTCACTTTAGCGACTGCTGATTTGTTGTTACCTGGTGGCGTTGATATGGCAGAGCGTAGCAACTACAAAGGCATGTCTATGCGTATGGTGCGTCAATATGACATAAATAGTGATGCTTTTCCGGTCAGATTCGATGTGTTGTATGGCTGGAAGACGATATACCCCGAGCTTGCGGTTAGGGTTGGCGGCTAGTTACCTGTCGTAGTTCATATCGTACGGAACTAAAAAGTGAAGCCTGTATGTACTACTTATAATAATTCCCGTATAATTCGAAGCGTTGGTTACTTTGGATTATGCGGGGATTTTATGAAAAGCAATAGGTTAAAAAATTGGCAGTTTCGAGGTTTATCTACAACCGAAAGGTTTATGCAGCAAGTTGAAATAACAGACTCATGCTGGATATGGAAAGGTTGTGTTGATAAAGATGGGTATGGACAGTTCAAGGGAATCTTTGATAGCCAGAGAGTTAGAACAGCGCACAGATTTAGCTATGTACTTTTTAAAGGAGAAATCCAAAAAGGTTTAGTGGTTATGCACTCTTGCGATAATCCTTCATGTGTTAATCCAGAGCATTTAAGCATTGGAACCATAAAAGATAATCTGGACGACATGAGAGCAAAAGGGCGGGAAAACTTTTTAAAAGGCGAGGAATGCAATTACGCAAAACTTACCGAAGAAAAAGTTAAATCAATACTGAAAGACCCTAGGCCATTTGCTGATATTGCTAACGATTTTGAAATAACTGTTTCTACTGTAAACGACATAAAACGTCGCAAATCATGGAAGCATATTGATGAGGAAGTTGTTAGGAGTAAAAAATCACGGTCGGACAAAGGTGCCGGACATTACAAAACAAAGCTAACCGATAACGCAGTAAGAGAGATTCGAACCAGTACGGAAAGCGGCAAAGCATTGGCTGAACGCTTTGGCATAACGCCACAAACCATTTGCGACATCAGAAAGCGTCGCTCATGGGCGCATGTAACAGATTGATTTTTAATTTTTGGAGTAAAAGATATGCCAGATAAATACAGTGGCGGTTTAACCCCCGTCTTACCAATCGTAACTTACACAAGCGGTTCGACCTATGCCATTAACGGCGGATCGTCTTTAGCTGCTGGTGCTACCTCAACACCAACAGCGATTACCTTTACCGGTTTGGCGACTACTGATGGCAACATTGGCTTTGCGCCACGTGATGCTTATGTCATTCCAAAAGGTATCGAACTGGTGAGTGCTGTTGTTACCGCTAACACTTTGACGGTAGCTTGGCGCAATAACACTGACCAAGCCATTACACCGCCGGCGGCTGTAACCTGGACAGCGGTAGTATTCAAGCCTTTGTTTAGAGTAGCTTAATTAACCCCATGCCAAGGATGGCTTTTTTGTGAGGCTAAAATGTTAAGAGATTACGAAAAAAAAACAATTGCCGAGATACGTGAGAACTTCCCACAAGTTGCTAAGTTTTTAGATAATGAGATTGCTGATTGCTATGTCCAGTATTGTGAAATGTTCCACGGTGCGGCATGGACAAAAACAGACCTGAATGAGTTCGTGAATTGGGCCACAAGCTCGCCACTTGACGCTATTAGAGCCATAACCAAATAGGGCTGAAATGACGACAGTACTAAAGATCATCAACGGGGCTTTAAGGGCATTGCAGGTTAAAAGCTCTGATGTAACGCTAACATCTGACGAGTTAAACGACGCGATGGAAGCGTTAAATATGATGCTTGATGGTTGGTCTAATGAAAGCCTCATGATGTATCACATGCTGTCTGAGTCGTTTACCTTGGTTCCAGGTCAATCGGCTTATACCATTGGTATAGGCGGCGATTTCAACACAGAAAGACCCATTTCGATTGAGTCGGCAACTATTAAAGTAAACGGTGTTGACTGGCCTGTTGCGACTATGGCGTATGATGATTGGAGTGCTATCAGGCTAAAGACACTTACAACTAGCTTTGTTGAGTATCTTTATCTTGATAATACTTACCCGCTGGGTACGGTGAATCTTTATCCTGTGCCAAGTAATGCGTATTCATTGACTCTCTACAGTCGCAAGCCATTCACACAGTTTACAAGCTTGACTGACCCGCTAGATTTACCTCCGGGCTATGCTAGGGCCTTAAAGTTCGGCTTGGCAATTGAGATAGCGCCAGAGTTTCAAACCACAGCAGGCGATGACGTTAAAAAGCTGTACATGGCAGCTAAAGCAGCATTGAAGCGTACTAACAAGCGACCTATTACAAGCCAGATAGACCCGGCTTTATTGGCGACTAATCAGAAGCGTTTTAATATCTACAAGGGGCAATAATGCCAAGCTTAGCCGACATACTAAAAAGACTTGACGCGCAAGACTTCGGGCCTAAAGACTCTACGCTGTTAAGCGCAATTAATAACCCGTTAAAAGGCGGTAAAAAGCTTGCTGACTGGCTGACTAAGAATGTCAACACAGCCGCAGGCATACCCGACCAATACGACAATCCAAACCCATTACTCGCACCGAAAGGGCAAGAACAGGCAGCGTTTGACATTGCAGGCATGGCTCAACTGGGTTCAATGCCGTTTGCGCCTAAAAGTGCGGGTGGTACGTTGGGTACGTTCATCGGGCCAAAAGCTGCAACATGGGATGCAGACGCAGCGGCAGCAGCCTCAAAACTGCTTGATGATGGCGCAGACCCTGCTCAAGTCTGGAAAGAGCATCTAATTGGGCGGATGCCTGATAAAACCTTGTTTTCTGAGATTGATGATAGTGGGGCAAGGTATGTTGATAATTATCTGGGTGGGGCTTCACCTGGATATGCAGATCAACTTTATCAGCATCCAACCTTATTTAATGAATACCCAGAACTAAAAAACATAGCTTTACAGCATCAAGCGGGTAGTGGTGGAAGTTTTGACTTCTCCAATAGAAAGATGACTATAGGCATGGATGACGCTGATAATGTTGCGCCTCATGAATTCCAACACGCCATACAGCAGCGAGAAGGATGGGCTATGGGTGGGAGTCCTGATGAATTTAAGCAAGAAATAAATTACACAGCAGATTCAACTCCTTCGTTGTATGAATTGTTGAATTTAATAGAGTCAAAAACAGGTAATTCTATTGATTTTAGTCCATCCATGCTTAACGATGTTTCAGATACAAGTGTTTTTTTAGATGAATTAATAAATGGATTAGATAGGCAAACTGTTGATTCATTTTTAACAAAACAAGATGTAAGAAACTTCAAAAAACAAGGTTATGATTTTGGTAGAGATACTGAATTAGGCACAGTTTTAGAGGTTTTAAGCTCTAATGCAAGATCGGAAATAGACTCAATAAAAGCAGGTGATTCGCCTTTAAAGCAATATTTAAACCTAACCGGCGAAGCCCAAGCCAGAGCCACACAAGACAGGCTCAACATGGACATGCAGCAAAGGCGCGAGAATTACCCGTTAGCCGGTGGAAAACTGTCTGATATACCGTTGGAGCAGTTGATTTATCGGTATGGTGATAATGGGCCTAGTATGTCGGTAGAGCTACCAGAAACCGAATTTAGCAAAGCGCACAAAATAGCACAGCAAAACGCTGTTGATATGCTAGGGCTACCACCTGACAATACAGCTATGGATAGGGCGCGGGCTATGGGGTTTGATACTGAAACGCCGCTTTATCATGGTACAGGTGGAGACATAAAAGAGTTTGATAATTCAAAGTATGGGCAGAATTTCACGGGTGATTATGGCGTAGGCCACTATCTTACTCAAAACGCAAAATCAGCATCAAAATATGCTGATTTACCAGACTCAGGAAACAATGTGATTCCTTTGTTTGCCAACTATGATAACCCTGCTATTGTTAAGGCAGCTTATGCGGATGGCGACTTGTGGAACATGGTTCCTGATGCAAGAACAAAAGAAGAATTAACCGATGGACTAAAAAAGCTTGGACATGGGAGCGTCTTTGTTGATGGTGGTAGAATGGGCGTTAAATATGGAAATGAAATAAATATATTCGACCCCAAAAATATACGCTCAAGATTCGCAGCATTTGACCCACTAAGAAAAGACAGCTCAAACCTGTTGGCTTCCTACCTACTCCCCGCAACAATGCTAGGTTATGGCATGTACAACCAAGACAAGAAAAGCCCACTAGCCGACCTGCTGAGGGCGCAATAATGCCAGAGATTAAATTATTTGGCTTAGGTCAACGGAGTAAATCGCCTAACCTGACAGCACAGCACAGGCTCAATTTATACCTTGAGACACAGCTTGACGCTGACAAGGCCAGTATTGCCGCATACGGTACGCCAGGGTTAAACCTGTTCAGCTCGCCAAGTGGGCAAATTACACGCGGCTTACACTGGATGGAAACCGTTAATCTGCTATTCGTGGTGCAACGTGGCAACCTGTACAGTGTTAATCAGTCAGGCTTTGTAACGACTATCGGCAATCTGTCACTGACTCCCGTGTTAGATATTGCTG